ACTCCACCGTCACCAGTATCTATCGATACCGCATCAGGATTTACAATCTCTACTTCAATATTCTCAGCATCCGTTTCTTCGATTTCTAGATCTGAAGGTTCCATCTGCTTTTCAATAGCCATGACTATCTCCTAGTAATATTCGACTGGTCTTTGATATCTTGGCTCATCATCCCAGTCATCCATTTCGGCTCTTACCCAACCACCTTGCCTAAACCTTAGCAGAGCTTGTGTGGTCGAGTCCACTAAATCATCATGATCCCCAGAAGGGAATGATGCACACTCTTCAATCACTTCTTCTGCCCATCTGGTGGGAGGATACCATATTGAGCCGCTTGCGAACAGGTCTGTTATTGCATTTACTCTCGCAATCTTATCCTGTCCACGCGAAGGTGTAAACTCTGTAACTGGAATACCCATAGATCTAAGCTCAAATATCAGGGGCGCACCAGACGCTTTTTTCTCCACAATCATCTGATCAGGCTCAAATTCCATGTACTTATCGTATGCTGCACGTTTCAAATCAGGGAACTCTAGCTTTTCTTTGAATGCATCAAGCAAGATTATATTAGGTTGCCCTTCATAGTAGAACACACCCCACGTTGTGCAGGCGCTGTAGTCTGATCTTTGTGTTTTGAGGAACGCAGTATCCCAAGATTGTATGATAGCTTCGCACTGAGGCGGTCTATCGTTGTCCCATTCCTGCCACCATTCCCTTTTGATGAGCGCACCTTCCTCAGCGGTGGGGTCTTGTTGATACTGGGCTGACCATTTTGATACAGGAAGTTCTGCTTTCAGTGCATCCAGTTCTTCTTGAGACCAAAACTCAGGCCATAACGGTTTACCTGACGGCATGATTGCAGGAAACTCTATCACTTCCCAGTCATCCATACCCTTTCGATCTGATGTTGATTGCAGAATCTGACCAGTTAAATCACGTTTAGACCATCTGGTCATCACAACGATAATAGCTCCTCCTGGTTGCAGACGCTGCCGTGGGCCTGATGTGTACCATTCGTAGACTCTGTCGTAGACATCAGCGTTAAACTGCCCTTGCTGCGCGTCCTGTTCGCTGTGAGGATCATCTATGATCAAAAGATCCGCACCTTTACCAGTAACCGCACCGCCAACACCAATCGCAAAGTAATCACCACGCTTGTTTGTGTTCCATCTACCCGCAGCTTTCGAGTCTGATGACAGGGTAATGCCACTAAAAACTTTCTGGAAGTCATCTGATTGTATCAGGTTTCTAACTTTACGACCAAATCCTACAGCCAGTTCTGCTGTGTGTGCCGTTTGAATAACTTTCTTTTCGGGGTATTTACCAAGAAACCATGCAGGCAAAAGGAAAGAAGCGAACTCTGACTTGGTATGTCGGGGTGGCATGTTGATAATCAAACGCTTTAGCTCACCTCTAGCGACTCTTTCAAAGGCATCAGCCATCTTTTTGTGGTGAGTGCCTGATATAAAGCTAGGCCACATCAATCTAACAAAGCTAATGAAATCATCCTTAGAAGCAGATTTGTTCTCCACTTCCTCTAGTTCTGCCAGAAGATCCAGTAATTCTACCTGCTGTTCTACAGGTAACTGGGATATCTTATCTTTCATTGCAGCGAGTTTCTGCATCATCTCTCCGTTTGTAAGGTAGGCAGACAAAAGGGTGGGGTTGCCTACCTACCAAGAGACAGATAAGGGAGAATCTCTATCTCAAAATATAGTATATACTAATATATATATTTTAAGTATATATATATATTAATATTATATATATATTATATTATATATATATTATATATATTACAGGTGGCACAATGGAAGTTTCAATACCCATGATATGGAATATCATCGTCACGCTCATTGTAGCGCCTATGGCGTGGTGGATTAGTCACATGAGTAGTGAAGTAAAACGACTCAACATCTTGCTAAACATGACGCGAGAGAACTATATTAAGCGAGAAGATCATCAATCAGAGATGTCTAGGGTGGTAGATCATCTGGTTAGATTAGAAGGAAAGATAGATAAACTAGCAGAAAAGGTCTGAAGACGGGAGATATTCGGTTAGGGTGTAACCATCGATCCAGTAAGTTGTGTGGCATTAGCGACAGGGGCGTACAAGACGATACGTGCGGCTATTTCTACAGGTAAAGACCTTCAAGATATGACAGGAACTTTGTCTCAATGGGGCAAAGCCTTTAGTGATTTCTCTAATCTTGAGGAACGTGAGAAGAATCCACCCTTCTGGAAGAAGACATTCAAGGGATCTGACGAAGAAACTGCCCTTGAGATCTTTGCAAATAAAAAGAAAATGGAACAAATGAGGGCTGAAATAAAAGATCACATATCTTGGACGTATGGCCCCAGTGCTTGGAAAGAAGTCTTGGCAATTGAGGCAGATATGCGCCGAAGAAGAAAGCAGGAGGCGTATCGAAAGCAAGAACAGATAGATGCTATGATAAATTTTGCTATCGGTGCTGCAATATTTCTAATAAGTGGGGGTATATTGTTTGTTGGCTTCTATCTTCTAGGCCAATGGCAGGGTAGGTGGTAGATGTGGGTACTATTATGGCTACAATTAGTGAGCGGAACCTTTGATCACTACCATGTCGGCAGCTATTCTACCGAAGAAGCCTGCAAAGAAGCTAAGGCAGAGGCCAAAGTTCTAGTAACCACTACCAATTCCAAAGTCGTATGCATCAAAATTGAGCGGTGAAATTAGTTCAATTGAACAAATACAAGTGGGCAGCACTAGATGAAGACGGCACTATCCTAATTATCAGCAGTAATCCCAATATAGTCAGAGCAAATGCACCAATAATAAAAAAAGCTCGCAATAAAAAGAAATATAACAGGCGAGCAAAGTCTAAGTGATATAACATATTTCGTTTTTTGAATGTATATTATAGAGGGGGTGTAGGATTCCTAGCAGTTTGTAATCGTTTGTGTGGAACATCATGTATACGCGCACATGCCCACGTCATGCATACAGGGGGGGTCGGGGGTAGGTGGGGTTGATCGACACAGTTTAAATTTATACACACACGGTTCGACCCAAAACACACGCTGAAAAGTTCAATCGAACTAACCTAGCAACCTGTTCAGTCTAGCCTCTAACTCAGCCTTGATACTTTCTGCGTCTCGCTCTGTCTTATCTTCCGTCTCAACCTTGTCCGTAAACAATGCCACTGATTTACCTAGCAGCTCTAATGCTCTGACCCTTGCGCCATCTGAGTTATCTGGATTGGTTGCCTCATCTGTGAGCTGTTTCAAAACGAAATCACTTCGAGAGAGGGCTAACATGCGCTGCTGTTTAACCCTATCGGCATTTAACACCTCTAACCTCTGGGAGACCTTTGGGTTCTGAACCAATAGGCATGCCTCTGTATGAATACATGCTGCACTCATGTTTGAGGCATCATATGCTAACCTGTATGCATCACTAAAGTTGTTACCCTCAAACACTGCTAAAGCGAATGCTTCCTGTTTATCTGTTAACCCTGTATTTTTACTGGTGGCACTCTTTCTCCTAGTACCTGCATGCTTCTTATTGCTACCTACTACTCTTAACTTAGGTTTCTTATTACTCATTAGTGCCATCCTCTAGACGCTGCGCTTGCTTACGGGATTTTGGGCAAAACGAATCACCCTGATATTTTCACTATAATCTGGAGCAAACGATACCCAGAAAAAGTGCAATAGAACTTTTTTTATCCTAACATCTAAATTTTTTTTTGTCACGATATCCCTTTATTTATTGAACTAATTCAAATTAATTGTTTTTAATTGTAAATAATTGTTATTTATTGTTTGACATTGTTATATCGATATGCGAGAAGAATGACAGACGCAGGGAAGCAACGAGGTTTTAGCCCTCACAATCCCTCCGAATATAGGCTCACAAGCCACGCCAATAGGCTCACCAAAGCAAACTGCCGCGAGGCACACGCCCCCAGATATACTGGATGGTCTGTAACAGGGAAGTAGAGGGACTGAACGACAATGCATGTGTAATAGAGCGCGTAAAGATGTCTGCTTAATGTAAACGCTGCGAGTGCCGCCACTGAGAATTTGGGTCAGTGAGGTGGTTGAATGTAGAGAACAACAGCTTGCAGTAGTAGTGACGCAGAGATCAGCGCAGAGTGAAACAATAGAGAGCGGCAGCAATCAGTTGCCGTTGTCATGGTTTCATTTAATGGAGGTAAGCCAGTGACATTTAAAATCAAAATAAACCATCGCGGTGCAGTCGCATATGACTACGCAAAAACAGAATACCTTGCAAAACAAAAAGCCAGACTGATAGCTAGAAAAGCAGCAAGGTCACGGTTCTTAAATAATCAAGTTGTGGACATCATTTATGTCGAGGATTGCTTAGGCGGTCTTAGAGCTGAGTACAGAGTAGATGACACACGCTACATTATGGGAGAGTAAAAATATGGGTTTAGAACGTATTGTGATTGAGAGAGTTACTGAAAAACTTCCTAACAGCGATCCAAACTTTGTTTGCGGATGTTTGTTTGCTTCTGTGACAGAGGGTCAAATTGATGACGTGATTGGCGCAATTAATGAAGTAGTTGCAGATCATATTAAAGTTGAGGTTAACGGCCCAATACAGGGCGAGTATGCTTTCGACATAATATAAGAACATGAGACCATGAGTGCAGCCCTATGGGGCTGTAGTCGCGGCATCATGCCGATAACAGAAATTGTCAGCCAGAAAAGGATGAACAGATGACAAATTCAAAAAACTTTACCGTGTCCGAAACAGCAATCAATAACATCTACAACGCAGAGCAAGAAATCGGTAAGCTCAAAGGTGTTAACAAAGAAAACAACGAGGCTGCTAACAGCGCCAAGATGTCAGCATATGGTGAGGTCATTGCCTCTATCGCTCACGTCAAGCTTGTCAAAGGCAACCTACCTCGTGCAACATCAAAAGCCCTCAAGGGTGCATTGATTGAACAGGCAGGCGTCAAAGAGGCTACCGCTAAACGCTACCTTGAAAACAGTGTAGGCGCTGTCAGATTGATCAAGGATCATATCGGTGACATACCGACACAGTACACACCTGATGCAGTTGTACAGGATCTCTCATCAATGGAAATCGATAGCGAGAACAAGCTTGCTAAGGCTGTCAAAGGTGAGCCTGATAAATCAAAAGCACAACGTCTCGCAGAGCAAGTTGTCGGCAAATTCTCAAACAAAAAAGATGAGAACGGAAAAAGGGTACAGGGTGATGTATTCAAAGATGGCTTGACTGATGACGAGCTTGACGAGTTCAACAACGCTATGCGTGAGCTTATGGCTGCACGTACAGCATACCGCAACTCAGAAGCTGCAAAGGCTGCTGAGGCTGAGGCTGCTAACGAGAATGTGACTGTCGATAGCGCAGTTGCTGAGTTCACTGACGCAGCATGAGACTGAGCAAGCGTGAGAGACGCATAATATTTGCTGAGGGCGTTGCTTCTGGCATCGCCTTCACTGCCTTTACTGTGGGCTTACTCATAGTGGTACTTGCATTTTAATAGCAGCCCTTCGGGGCTGTAATTTTAAGTGCAATAGAACTTTTTAAAAAAGGAGGATCAATGACTGATGAACTCAAAGAGATGCTTTTGGATTACCTACGAGACATGACAAAGCGTGGTGATTATCAAGCAAAACTTTTGTTAAGTTTACTGGAGGAATAATGGAACTAGAAGATACCTACAGCATGAACATAGTTGAGGCATACAAAGAATTTAGTATGCAAGAACTAAAAGACATGCTTGTCAAAGCCAATGAGGATTTTGACGAGGCTGTAAAAGAAGAAAGAGAGAGCGGTCTACGCTCCAAAAGAGACAGAGTAGAGACATGCTCTGTAAAAATGGAATGTCTAAATTTTGTAATTGCAATCAGAAAAGCAGATGAACTGCTTTCAACCCTAGAGAGGAAATCCTGATGAAACTATCTCAAGCAAAGGCCATTGCTAAGGCCGCTATCACAGTCAAGACAGACACCCTTGATTGTGTGCCATACCTTGTATCTGGTGCAGGTATTGGGAAGACAAGCGTTGTACACGAGATCGCTGATGAGATTGGCGGTGATTGCCAGATACTATCACTGGCTCAGTACGATGCAGGTGAGCTTGCAGGTTGGGTGCTACCCAATGCTGATGGCGAGACAATGGACAGAAGATGTCCTGACTGGATGCCGCGAGATGGCAAAGGCATCTTATTTCTTGACGAGCTGCCACAAGCGCCAGTGTCCAACCAAAACATTGCCGCACAGTTGGTCAATGAGAGACGCATAGGCAAGCATTACCTGCCAGAAGGTTGGGCTATCATTGCGGCAGGTAACCGCATGTCTGACCGCGCAGGTACAAACAACATGCCTTCTCACCTCAAGGATCGCCTGATGTTTCTAGAGATTGAGGCTGACCTAGAAGATACAATTGCCTACTACTACAGCAAGCGTATTGATGAGCGGATTGCTGCGTTCCTACGCTTCCGTCCTGAGTGGTTGCACAAGTTCAATCGTGACGAGAATGCTTGCCCATCTCCCAGATCATGGGAGCGTGTCGCTACTATTCTCAAGTGGTCTCTTGACCCAGTCAATCAGATTGAGGCTATCGCAGGTCAGGTTGGACGTGCAGCTACGGCTGAGTTCAATGGCTTTCTCAAGGTGTATGATGTCGTGCCTGACATCGACAAGCTTATCGCTAGTCCTGCGAGTGCAGATATTCCTGATGCACCCGACGTGCAGTATGCGGTATGCGCTGCGCTGTCATCCAAAATGACTGGCAAGAATGCAAAGAACATTGTGACTTATCTCAAGCGGCTACCTCAACAAGAGTTTGCTGCCTTTGTGATCAAGGATGCAATGAACCGCACTGAGGAACTCAAGCGAGACCTCAAAGCTGATGCATCAATCAGAGAATGGATCATGTCAGTAGGTAAGAACTTGATCCTTTAACCACAGTAAAGCAGTCATACACGTCAATATGACTGCTTACCATTTCAGCTTTTAGTTCTATTGAACTTTTTTTTCGGAGGAAATTATGGACGCACAAGCAAAAGTGTCTCGCGCTGTTACGCGCCTAGTTGTCAAGCATCCCTTCTTTGGATCAATGTGCTTGTCAGTAAATGTAAAATCAGATGATAGCATACCAACCATGTGCACCGATGGTAACTCTATCTTATGGTCACCATCATTTGTTGATACGATGGGTCAAGAAGAGACCGTAGGTGTTATGGCTCATGAGGTATTGCACATCGTATTCAAGCATCACCTCAGACGTGGTGTTCGTGACCCTGAGCTTTGGAATATTGCGACTGACTTTGCAATCAATCAGGTGCTTGTGGACAATGGCTTTACTCTCCCAGAGGGTGGGCTGATTGATCCAGAGTACAGAGGTCTTAGCGCAGAGGCTATCTTTGATCGACTGCCTGATGATGCCAAGAAGAAGCACTCTCAGGGTGCAGGTATGGGTCAGGTTACAGATGCTCGAAAAGAGGATGGCGGTGACATGTCAGAGGCTGAGGTCAAGCAGATGGAAGCAGACATTGATGCCAAGGTCATGATGGCTGCATCTGGGGCTAAAGCAATCGGCAAGCTACCTGCTGAGATCAGGTCTCTACTTGAAGAGATGGAGCGCAGCCAAGTTGACTGGCGTGATGTGATGCGTAGATTTGTTGGCGGTGATCAGCCAGATGACTACAGCTTTCGCAAGCCTCAGAAGAAGATGTATCACATGACTGGTGTTATCTCACCATCTATCGAAAAGATTGGTGCAGGTGATGTAGTCGTTGGCATCGACACCAGTGGATCTGTATCAAGACGAGAGCTAAAGTTCTTCCTTGGTGAGATCAACGCTATCAGTGAGGACATCAAGCCACGATCAGTGACAGTGATTACTTGTGACGCAAGAATACAAACAGTCAGGCGTTACGAGCAAGGTGAGGAGATCGAAAAGATTGAGATCAACGGACGTGGTGGTACGCGAGTGAAGCCAGTGTTCGATTACATTGAGGAACATAATTTGCCAGTAGACAACATGGTATACCTCAGTGATCTAGAGGTCTTTGACTACCCAGAGAACCCACCGCACTACCCGACACTGTGGGTATCTTCTAGCATGAGGTCTGACCCTGCGCCTTGGGGAGACACCACCTACCTGACAACGTAGGTGGCCTCATGTTTTACAGTGCGGCAGCAATAACAGTCTGCATCCTCTGGACAGTGGGTGCAGCATTAGGATGGTGGAACATTTGAAGAAAGGAAATCAAATGAAAATTGTTATGGTTCGAGTAAATAAAACTATTGAGTGGGATGTCTCTGTGCCTGTTCAAGATGAGCATGATCCCTCAGAGATACGAGAGTATGTGGACTCAATCAATTGGGATAAAGAGATCCAAGTATCGCCACAAAACTTCAAGCACCTAGCCGAATATACTGAATGGCTAGACTGGGATTTCAAAGACGATGAAAATTAAAGAAGCTTGGCCTTGCGATTTGCGAGGCTTTTTATTTGCCATGTTTAATTATGACGTGGTCTGGCAACCAAAGGCGGCTGATGAAGAGCCGCCATTTTAATTCGTGGGGCAGCGGAGGACTGCCCCTCAATCAATCTAATCTTAAAAGAAAGCGAGTGCAATATGGATGATGACCTTTTTAATATTGTGATGGCTGCACTAGCAAAGCCACGCAAAGGTATCTGGAACTATCAATCCCACAAGACCGCTGAGCTATCGCGCAGAGACGTACAGCGCGGCATGGTTGGAAGTCAAAAGTTTGTAATCTCTGACAGTCTGCTTGAGCACTGTGTCTTGGCTAGTCTGGCTAAACCAAAGTCTCTTTTGGAAATGTGCGAACTAGCTATCCCTGCATTCAACAACATGTGGATCGAATGGGATGAGCGGAAGCGCATGGATTTGTTCCGACACCACAGCACAAAGATGGGTCTTATCCCCGATGACTTTGAGTGGAGTGAAAACTTGTGGAGTAAACGTGTAGGCTATCATATTTGGGGAGACACCAACGTAACTCATTCTCATTATTCTCAGTTTCATATGGATGAAAACGGTCAAATAGCTGTGCCTGCTATGGCTATTGCACTGGATAACGAGAAGCCAATAGATAGCAAAAGTAATGTCCAAGAAATCAGTGGGAAAGACGGATATGAAAGCAGACATTTGCGTGAGCAGCAAAAAGAACTAGGGGTTAGTTTGGTTGGTACTTTTTATGCTAAAGCGCACGAGGGGTCTCGACATTTAGAGAGGCTTTACTACCAAATGTGTCCTAGTCTGCACAACGCAGGTAACATGGTCTTACCTAAGAAAATACTAGACGAGGACAAAATAGAACATGCACGAACAACATGTGTAGCTTGCTCAGGTGACATGCGTTTCTTGATTGCTGCACTAGCTATGCTAAACTATCCGCACACTGTAAAAGAACGCAAGACAGAGAAAGGTTTGACAAGAATTGCGTTTGGTAGATCAGTGCCTCGAAACGAGCTGAGGATTGTCGAGCTTGATTTGCCTAAGCCTAATGGTGTTACTCGCTACGAGCGTATGTTCAAGGGTGGTGGCGGCAAGAAGCGCAGGCATGTTCGCAGGGGTCACTGGCATACGTTCATCTACAAGAACGGTGACCGCAAAAGAAAATGGGTGGAAGAGAAATGGGTGGGAGACGCAAGTCTTGGAACAATCACCCATGATTATCATTTAAAATCTAAAGGGAGTAAATAATGTATAATGTAAATCATTGGATCAACGTGCCTGTTGATGTTGAGGTTTTTGAAGAAGCAAAAAATGTTTTGGAAGAAACAATCAAGCTACTTGAAGAACGCAACTTAGGTTGCGCTCAAGAACCTAAAAGAATGTGGGCATT